CTTCACAGCCATACCCAGCAGGTTTAACCAAGTCATAAAATTTTTCTCTCCTTCTATTACACATATATGGTATCATTAGTTTTAATGCCTCGTAAGCCTTTTCACCTGTAATCTTCCATCGAAAAGCATTCTTCCATTTTGCATTACGTCTTTTTAAAAGCCAAAACCAGCCGCCAAAATATTCTTGAAATCTTGCGACCATATCAGCATCTGTTGTCTCAACTTTGACCATTAAAACTCTGCTGTTGCCTTTACCTGTACTCCAAACACCAAAACTTCCTTCTCCGTCAAAACATCCAGAAAGATATAAAAGTTTTTCTCTATCAGATAGAGCATCATAACCAGATGGTTCTAGTTTTTTAAAAGGATGATTGTCTTTTAAGCGGTGCATTGATACCCTGTGGTGATGGACCTCTTAATGGTGGTGGCCCAGAGGGTTTACCTCCACTAAGCCCTTTTCTTTTTTGATTTTTTCTTTTTGTCGACACCTTTAATAGTCCCCTTATTCTTAGATGCGTAGAAAACTTCTTCCGCTTTTTTCTTACCGTACTGCTTCTTCATTGAAGCCATAATCTTTTTACCTTTTTTAGTTAAAGGCATTATTTCTTCGTTTTCTTTTTGCAATCACATTCGTGGTCACACATACAAGGAACAATTCCTAGTATTCTACATGCGATTTCACATATTACGTTTTTAATTTTTTTTAACATTTGCTTTCTCCCTTGCTATGTCTAGTTTTTCTCTGGCTACTTCCATTCTTTCACCAGCAGCTTCTTTATTTTGCTCAAGTTGAGTTAATTTGAAAGCAAGATCTGCTTCCTGTCTCTCATCTTGTTTTGATTCTTTAAATCTTACTTCTTCAGCTTTTCTTTGAAGATCTAAAGCTCTTAAATCTATCTCTTGTTGTTTTAATCTTACTAACGGATCTTGTTGCGCACCTTGTTGCTGTGCTTCAGCTTGTGCAAGTTGAGTTGTTAGTTCAGCAGTTCTCTTAGCAACCATTTGATCGAAGATCGCTTCAAATTGTTGTGGCTGTTGCTCTGCCATTTGTTGCATTTGAGGGTCAGCTTGTATTTCTGCACCTACTTCTGCAGTTGCTTTGAGTGAAACGTGTTCAGAAATGTGTGATTGAAGTAATGCATACACTTGAGGATTGATTTGAACCATTCTTGTTTGCATAAATGCACTGTGAGCAGCAATATGCGCGTCATGATCTTGTTGTGCGAATGCGTTTAGTAGCTGCATTTTTAGTGATTCAGCATTTTCTTTAGCAGGATCCATTGGTTGAGGCGGTTGTGGTGGTGGTTTTAGGATTGATTCGATTTGTTTTGTTCCTAAAGCCTCATAAACTCTTCTGTAAGCCTCATGAAGGTTGTGCATTTGCGGATTTGAACTTGCTATTTGCAATTGTGTCTGTGCAAGTGTCACTTTTTGCGTCATTGAGTGAATATTTGGATCTGCAGTTGGTATAACATCGACTCTTCCGTCAAAATCTACTGATTTAATCAATCTTTCGCCGCCATAAACGTCATATGGGTACTCTTGAGGTAAAGATTCACCAAAAATTCTTGCTAAAATCTTAAATTCCATCCTTAAACCGTAGTAACAACGCTTGTGAATGGCACTCATCACTCTTGAACCACGTTCTAAGAGTGCAATTGTTGTTCCAACAGCTCTATTTTGCATATCATTACCTGTATCCATGTTTGTAATCGCTGCAAATTTCTGTCCTGCTTGTACAACAAAGCCTAAAAGGTTGAATAAAGTTGTACTTGGTTCTTTAAATGGCAATAATTGAAACTGATCTTTAATATTTCCACCTGGTGCATCAACATCTCTGAACTCTCCGGGCTGAATTGGCTGGTCATCATCTCTAACTCTCATGCCTCGTGACTTAAATCCAGCAGGTAGATTTGATAATGTGCCTGCATCAAGTAGTTGTCTTAATGCTTCGGTAGCTGTTCTTGATAGACCACCGATCATATGTGTTAAACCAAAGCCATAAAATCCTAATCCAGGTAAAAATTTGTAATGTACAAAGTATTCGATTCTTCTGTATCTTGAATCATCTGCTCTATAGTTTCTATAAATCGATAATACCTGTCCAGTGTTCTCAACCACCGTGACAATGTAAGGAACTTTTACATTTCTTGCTTCTCTATCTGCATCGCCTAAATATTCTTCAAGGTCTAAATCAACATGCATCTCTAATACAGAGTAACCCATATCACTTCCTGCAGGTTTTAATCCTTCAAGTTTATCTATCGCTTGTTGAGTTCTTGTTTGAGTTTCTTGTTGTTCTTGTAATCTTACATCACGATACAAGCCAAGTTTCATTTTTTTATAAATTTCATTTTCTGTCATGTTCATGACATGAGTTATTCTTTCTGCATCGTTTAAATCTGATGCATAGTAAGGAACAACTAAATCTGTAGCAGGGATAAATTTAGATACTGCTCTTTCCAAAACTTCATCGTAATAAACTTTTTTGAATGTAGATCCTGATAAAGGAAGATAGAATAACATTTGATCCATGTCTGTTGTAAACTCTTCCATTTTTTCTGTGACCATGTAGTTCATGTATTCTTTAACACGATCTTTTTGATTTTCTCTTTCAGGAGTTACTACTCCAACAATCTGTGAATTGACAGGACCATCACTTGGTAATAATTCTTTGTAAGCTTGTGCTTGAAACTGAGTTACCGCTTCTGCTAATAGTGGATGTGTAACACCAGCAGCTCCTTTGAAAGGTCTGTTTCTTGTATTATATTTTACACCAAGTAGTTCTAAACTTTTTGCGTAAGTATCTTCCCAGTCTTTTCTAGACTCTCTGTCTTTTTTAAATTCTGTAATAAGATCACTTCCTATGCTTTCTAGAACTTCCTCACTTATTTCATCTGCTAAGTTCGCGGCAAAATTAGATTCTTCAGTAACCTCTTCTTCCATACCTTCTTCAACAACTTCAACGTTATCAGGTATACCTTCAGGTTCTTGCTCTACTCTAATTTCTTCTTCTGTGATCTCTTCGTTATTTTTCTCTATTACTGCCATTTGTTTATCCTACTATAAGGTTTTAAATATATCTACTGCTAATCCACCAGTGCTATATGATTGAACAGGTCCTCTCATTGATGGAGTTACTTTTATAGCAAACGCATCAAAATACAAGCTTGGATCTTCAGGTGCTACATATACCGCATTTCCTGGTGCATCCGCTTCTCTCGCATATGCTTCTTTGTGCTCAAAGAACGCTTTAGTACGTTTTGTTTCAAAATCTGGTTTTGCTCCTGCTCCTGACATTCTTTTTTCAGTAATCACTTTGTATGGTTTTTTTGGATCTGAATATGCAACTTTAATTGTCCCTGCATTTGATCCATGAAATTTTGCATTCTGCTTCATTAGCTTTGGCATTAAGCCTTCACCTTTACCTTCAATACCTTTACCGTAAGCGGATCCATAAAATCTTTCATTACCTGGTTTAGGACCAGAGTGCATTCTAATCGCAACCTTTTCGTATGGTGCAATCGCTACATAGTCATATCCTTCATCTGCCGCACGTTTCATATGCATACGAAGTGCATGATTACCATACTGTGACGAATCTAAAAACGGCATGTAGTTTCTATCCATCTTTTCTGAATAGGACTGTTTTTTAAATCTTGTTGCCTTATCTATCTGTTTAATCTGTGCTGCGATACCTCTTTGTGCACCAAGATCCGTTGGATCCATTTTCACTAATTTATCTAAAAGTTGTTTCTTCGCATTTGCTAAATATCCGAATGCGACTTCCTCTGCATAAGGATTACGTCTTGTTGATTCTACTGTGCCTTCCAATCCTGTTTGACCTAATCTTCTGATTTGTTTTGCTAATGATTGGTTTGCATCAGATTGCACATCATGAATAAATAAAACTTTCTTACCGTCTTGTGTATACCTGGTATCAAATCTTGAAAAGTAAACTGGGTTTGCTTCTTTAGAATAGTGACCATAAGTTTTAAGTGGCTCTAAGTTTCTTTCAATAGGTCCTGGCATTTTCACAACCATCTCTCTGTAATTATCACCACCTGCTAAGGTATAGTTTTCTTGGAACTGATTTTCCACTCTTCTAAAATCTTTCATGGCTTTAATCTCTTCATCTAACTTACCAATCGTTTGATTGATTCTTGCAGATGATGCAGGAGTTACTTTATCTCTCAAGTATAATAAATCATCACGTGCAAATTCCATGGTTTCTTTAAACTCACCTGCTCGCATCGTATCATTTCTAAATAGTTCGTTCATTCTTCTTTTTGCTTGTCTTATGGATGCTTCCGCTCCTTCACGAACATCAGGAGTTAAAGTTGTTTTTAAATTAATTGTTTTGTTACCAAAGTCTGCTGAGATATCTTGAATAGCCTTCGCTGCTTTTGGCTGAGGCGATGATTGATAGATCACCGTTTGTAATCTGTTTACTGGTGAGTTTTTAATCAGACTGGTAAGATCATCCGCAGTTAATCTTAAGTTTGCTTGTTTCGCAGCAAACAATATTCCTGAAGTAAGATTTCCCTTCTTATCAAAACCTGCAATCCCTGAATCAAATAGTTCTTCTAAATGAACTCTTCCTCGATTGTTACCAGGAAACGTTTCATTGAATAAATTCATTCCATTATAATTTTTACCGTACTCAAATTGTCTTGGATTAATAATCGTTTCTTTATACGTTCCACCAAAAGGACCTCGTATTTCTTTTTTCTTAACATCAAGTAAATGATCGATCCATTCATCTGAAGTAAATTTTCCTGGTCCCTTGGCCGTGATCCAGTCATAGGTTTGCGAGCCAAATTGTGGACGAGTCGTGGCATCGCCCATTTGTAACGGGCCAGTATATTTATTTTGTAATGGCTCAAGTTTTACAGGTGGTTTTGCAACAACAGCTGGAGTTTTAATGGGAACACTTGGATCTTGTTTACCAACTACAACAGCCTCATCTACCGACTGTGGAGTTGGCTCATCAATTTTCTTTGTCCCTCTTCGAAAGAACTTGAATAACGAACCGAGGCCACGTGCCATTGGACCCCCTATTTATAATCTTTGTATTTATTAGTCTTCTTGTTAATTCTTGATGGACTAAAATCTTTCGCGATTTGTTTTTTACCTTTAACAGTTGGAATAACTTTTAAAGTATCTACCGCTTTACCTGTTCTCATGCCTGGTAATTTTTTCTGGATCATGTATTCATCCTTTCCATATCTACCTACACCTTTCATCTTCTTTCCAGATTTTTCGTAAGCTTTCTCTCTAAGCTTTTTCATAGACTCAGCAAGTTTACCTGATCTAGCTTTTAGCATTCCGCCTTTAGCTTTTTTCAAAACTGATGATGGATTTTTTTGTCCTCTTTTAACATCTCTCATTACATCAACGACAGATTTTAAAGAACCAACCTCTAATCTTCTTTTCATGAAATCTTTTTTATCTACTGATTTACCTGATCTAGCTTTAATCATTTTTCCTTTTTTGAAAGAGCCTTCAGACGCTGTCATCTTTTTAGATTTTTTCTTCATCTCTTTTTTCTTGGCTGCTTTTTTTGCGCTTGAAAGAGCTTTGTAAACTAATCCTGCTCCCGCAGCTCCTGTAATACCCATAGCAGCATTTAGTCCAGTGTCCATTGCATCTGCAGTTGATCTAGACATTTTTCCTGATCTTACTAATGGATCGACATCAAAACCTTTTTCATATTCTGCTAATCTACCTTTTCTTGCTTTCATCGTTTTACCAGGTTTCATAGACTCATCTTGAAGACCCATGCCTGATTTTCTCGCAGCACCATAACCCATCATGCCGCCCATTCTCATTCCTTTTTTTGAGCCTTGTAAAATTTTAAAATCTTCGGCATCGATTCTGCCGTTGTTGTTTTTATCTAATTTTTTTTGTTTACCTTTTAACATTAAAATACTCCTTTAAAGTTTGTACCTCTTATAGCAGCTCCTCCGCCTCTGAGTTTTATCATTTGTCCTTTCTTAGCACCTTCTGCTTTAATTTCAGGTGATGCTTTTTTGGATTCTTTTTTCTTTTTATCTTTGTAGTCACGAAGCTTCCCCATTCCATACATCATAGGCGCAGTTGCAGGAAATGCTAAAAGGCTTGCAGGTGAAGCATCTGAATCCTTAAATTGATCTTTTTTTCTATTCTTAGGTGTTTTCTTAAATTTGGGATCTATTAACATACTTCCGCCTATTTTTTTCTTATCAACTTTATTTTTTCCATAAGCCTTATCAATTTTATCTTTTGTTCCTTTAATTATCGCAGCGCCCATTCCTAAAGCAGAACCAGCAATTAGACCTGCTCCAATTCTGTCATGCTTTTTCTTTCTTCTCTGTCTAGCTGTTAAGGTCTTTTTGGGTTTAATAAGTTTGATATCTGACATTACTTCACTCCAGTAAATTTCATTCCTTTGATTGCAGCGCCACCACCTCTAATACCATCTGGTCTGTGAGGGCATGACATAGAACCACCAGTAGATCTTTTAATCATATCTCGTGTTGATTTTTCTAAAATAGATTCAACAGGAGCATCTTCCCTTTCATCTGCCTCATACATTTTTTCTTTTGAAATTGGATTACCTTCTTCGTCAGTGTAAGTTACACCACTTCTCCCGTAATCAGAATATGAAACATCTTTGTCTTTAGGCATAGTATCTGTAATCCCTCTCTACTTTAAATTCTTCTTGTTCGTCCTGATATGTTGTGACCAGTCCGCCTTGCCTGTATCTTAACATTGCTTGGGTGGTACTGTCTACATAATCATCATATTGACCATTAGGAAAAGCGGCACATTCTTCAATCACTTCATCTGCCCAATGCTCATCTGGAGCCCAGACCATACCTGATTCAAATAATGGAGAAACCGCAGCAGCACGTGTAATTTTATCTTTACCCTTACTTGGTATGAAATCAATGACAGGAATACCCATACGCCTTAATTCATGGATTAGGGGTTGTCCTGAAGCTTTCGCCTCGATAATAATAGATTCTGCATCCCAGTATTTATAATAATCATAAACAATATTCTTAAGATCAGGAAAATCATATCTTCCTTTAACGGCATCAAGTAATATTAAATTATCTTCGTATCCTTCATTTGGTTGAAATACTCCCCACACGGTAATGGCTGAATAGTCTGCTGTTTCCTTTTTGGAGTATGCGGTGTCCGCGGACATGATAACGTGTTTCAGTCTTGGCGGTGCATCACCTTCCCATCTGTTCCACCACTCAC